CTCCGCTTGAACCAATGGGTGAAGCAGGCTGTCCGCTGGATGCCAATGGAAAGATGGGATAAGTGTGCCTTCGCTGTCAACGAGGATGGCTTGGAAGGGCGCGTTTGCTATGGTGGGCTTGACCTGTCCTCCACCACGGATATCACAGCGTTTGTGCTGGTGTTTCCGCCCGGGGACGAGGATGACAAATACACCATTTTGCCGTACTTCTGGATACCGGAGGACAATCTGGGTCTGCGAGTCAAACGAGATCACGTTCCATACGATGTTTGGGAGCGCCAAGGCTACCTCAAGACCACCGAGGGAAATGTGGTCCACTACGGCTTCATTGAGAAGTTCATTGAAAAGCTGGGTGAACGCTTCAACATCCGTGAGATTGCATTCGACCGATGGGGCGCTGTTCAGATGGTGCAGAACCTGGAAGGTATGGGTTTTACCGTGGTGCCTTTTGGACAAGGCTTTAAAGATATGTCTCCACCGACCAAGGAGCTGATGAAGCTGGTACTGGAAGAAAAACTGGCCCACGGCGGACACCCGGTTCTGCGTTGGATGATGGACAACATTTTTATTCGTACCGATCCAGCAGGCAATATCAAGCCAGACAAGGAAAAGTCCACAGAGAAGATTGACGGTGCCGTTGCCACCATTATGGCACTCGACCGTGCAATCCGATGTGGCAATGATAACAGTGCTTCGGTTTATGACAGCCGGGGCATTTTGTTTTTGTAAAGGATGATAGACCTATGATAGAAATCACAATCAACAAAGCAGATGCTGCCGCCTCCCAGTTGGAAACCTTGGTCTGCGGAATGGTGAATGTGGTGCAGATCCACTTCACCCTTTCGGAGCATTGGGAAGGACTCCATAAGACAGCAGTCTTTACCAACGGGCAGACCACCATCGATGTGCTGGAAAGCGAATGGCTGACAGCGGACACCTGCGTGTTGCCACCGGAGATGCTGGCTGTAGCTGGGAAAAAGATCAGCGTGGGTCTGCGAGGACAGGCTACTGGCGAAGATGGCGTCGACATACTGCCTTCCACGCTTTGCAGTTTGGGTGCAGTGAAGCCCGGACCTGCAGCACAGGCAGACACCGGCACTCAGCCGAGCCTTCCGGTATGGGGACAGCTTCAGGAGCAGGTCGCAGATCTGCGAGACAATGCCAAACTGTGCTACACCACCCTGGAAAAGCCTAAGACCGGAGAAGATGATTCAAGTGTGAGAGTCCGGATCAATCTGCACGGCATTTCACGGCTGACCGGCAAGCTGGAGCTTCATGTATATGTGTGTATGCGCCACCGACATAGATCCTGCTACTGGCGGCACCCCAGCAACTGGGATGCGGAGCAGGGAGAAGGAATTGTCAAAATGGGCTACGGTGAAATTGCCGGGAAACCTTATGCCAACGGCGATGTTGCAATTTCTGATGTATACCCGGATGTTCCTGACTGGATGCCTAACGAGGGGTATTTGGAAACGGTCATCCCGATTTCCACAATGGCACGGCGGCGCGGTTATGTGCTGTTGGATCTTTCCAATTGGTTGCTCCCCTTGCTGAAGCCTGCAGAGGAGGATGCTTTTTCCTGGTCCCGCTGTGGTCTTATGGGCGTACAGGGTGACGGAACAGTTGCTCCCTTGCTGTTCCAGTTCCGGCTTGTGGAGGCGGGCAAACAGATTGGCACAGCGGAAAGTACTCTCGCAGTAGGTATACGTAGACAGCTTTCAGGGGAAGAGAAGTTCTTGACCCCGGACAATACCGTTAACAGCAGCGTGCTGTATCTGTCGATTCGATAAACTCTTGGGAGAAGCGATGTGGTTGCCTGTTTTTGCCCCCGCATCAATCGGCATCTGGTCATCTCTTCGTGGTGCGAGGTTCGTTGCTCCCAAGCAATATAAGAAAGTGAGTGTTTATGAGTGTTTTCTCCGGCATAAAAAAAGAACCCCACTTTCGCAAGTGAGGTTCTAATTTCATATGGATACAATTCCGGATTTGCAGGGGAACGCAGGATCGGCCTTGGTGAGGGCCAGCAAACGGCAAGCGGCACCGTCAGGATGGTTTCTGCCGGACTCCCATGCCTCTACCGTTTTTACGGACACACCGATAAAGCAGGCAAACTTCTTTTGAGTAAGCCCGGTGCTTTGACGGATGCTTCTGATTTCGCTCGACTCAAAAGTAGAAAGCGGTGCGATTTCCAGAGTGGTGGTTCTTGCTTTGAGCTTGCCCTGTTCGTATTCGATGGCTTGGGTCAAACCTGTTTTGATGTCATCAAAAATGCTACTCATAACTTACTCTCCTTCCAATTGTTTTTTCAGGATATCCATAAGCTGACGGAGTTCGTTTCGCTCCTCCTTGGTTAGGTTATCCTTCTCGTTCTTAGGATATGCAGTAATCAGATAAATTTTATCGTAGACTTCAAAATCTACATAGATCACTCGGGCACTGCCACTTTTGCCTCTGTCCTCAAAAGCAAAGCGCATTTTTCGGACACCGCCGGTGCCTTGCATAACAGGGCCGACCTTTGGATCCTCAAGTAATTCCCGTTGAAGTCTTGCTAAATCGTCGTCATTAAGACCCATTGCTTTCCAACGGGAACGGAAAATGGGCAATTCAATAAATATTCGCTTCATACAACATATCCTTTCTCTTTCTCACCCTTATAATACCCTATTTAATAGGGTATTGTCAATAGCTTTTTATATGTTTTCAAAAAGGAGTTTTCGCTATGGGTATTTTCTCTGGTTTGTTCCGAAGCCGGGACAAGCCTACAAACAGAACAGCCGGTAGTGCCTACAGTTTTTTTCTTGGTGGTAGCTCTTCCGGAAAGCCGGTGACGGAACGATCCGCTATGCAAATGACAGCGGTGCATTCCTGCGTCCGGATCTTGGCAGAGGCTATTGCCTGTTTGCCGTTGCATCTTTACCGATACACAGAAAACGGCGGCAAGGAGAAAGCTCTCGACCACCCACTGTATCGCATTCTGCACGATGAACCGAATCCAGAAATGAGTTCTTACATTTTTCGGGAGACCCTAATGACCCATCTGCTACTTTGGGGCAATGCCTATGCCCAGGTGATCCGCAACGGCAAGAATGAGGTCATTGCTCTGTATCCGCTGATGCCAAACCGTATGACAGTGGATAGAGACGACAAGGGTCAGCTGTATTACCAATACACAACCTCCCAGGAGGATGCTCCCACACTGCAAGGTGGTACCGTAACCCTTCGACCGGAAGATGTGCTGCATATCCCCGGTCTTGGCTTTGACGGCCTTGTGGGCTATAGCCCCATTGCCATGGCAAAGAACTCCATCGGCATGGCAATTGCCTGCGAGGAGTATGGTGCCAAGTTCTTTGCAAATGGTGCTGCCCCAGGTGGCGTGTTGGAACACCCCGGTACTATCAAAGACCCGCAGAGAGTCAGGGAAAGCTGGCAATCCACCTTCGGTGGTACCGGCAACGCCAACAAGATCGCAGTGTTGGAGGAGGGTATGAAATATACTCCCATTTCCATATCTCCAGAGCAGGCACAGTTCCTGGAGACCCGAAAATTCCAAATAAATGAAATTGCTCGAATTTTCCGAGTGCCGCCCCATATGGTGGGTGACCTGGAAAAGTCGAGCTTTTCTAATATCGAGCAACAGTCCCTGGAATTCGTGAAATACACCCTGGATCCCTGGGTGGTTCGCTGGGAGCAATCCATACAGCGGATTCTGCTGACTCCGGACGAGAAGCAGGAGTATTTCGTGAAGTTCAATTTGGAAGGTCTGCTCCGGGGCGATTACCAAAGCCGAATGAACGGCTACGCAATCGCTCGACAGAACGGCTGGATGTCCGCCAATGACATCCGGGAATTGGAGAATCAGGATCGTATCCCCACAGAACAGGGTGGCGACCTGTACCTCATTAACGGCAATATGCTCCCTATGGGCAATGCGGGAGCCTTTGCGAATATCACCCCAATAACTGAAGGAAAGGAGAACGAAACCGATGAAGAAGTTTTGGAAGTGGACAAATCTGGCGGAGACGGTGACGGAAGCGGAACAGACTCCGGCGGAGAGAACTCTGCATCTAAACGGCACAATCGCCGAGGAAAGCTGGTTTGATGATGATGTCACGCCCCAGCTGTTCAAGGAAGAGCTTATGGCTGACACCGGTGACATTATCGTATGGATCAATTCCCCCGGTGGTGACTGCGTTGCAGCTGCCCAAATCTACAATATGCTGATGGACTACCCCGGCAATGTAACTGTCAAGATTGATGGTATCGCAGCATCTGCGGCATCTGTCATTGCAATGGCAGGAACCAAGGTGCTGATGTCTCCCGTGTCTATGCTGATGATCCATAACCCCATGACGATTGCCTTTGGCGACTCTGCGGAAATGCAGAAGGCAATCGAGATGCTGGCAAGCGTGAAGGATTCCATCATCAATGCTTATGAAATCAAGACTGGCCTGTCCCGGGCAAAGCTGAGTCACCTTATGGACGCAGAGACCTGGATGGATGCCAATAAGGCTGTGGAGCTTGGTTTTGCGGATGGCATTCTGAAGCGTGATGCTGCGGATGCAGTTGAGCCTCCTATGGTCTCTATGCTGTATTCCGAAGCAAAGGTGGTCAACTCCCTCAAGGAGAAGCTGGCTGCCAAGTGCCGCATCGCACCCAAACCCACCGCAACCGAACCTACTGAACCCACACGTACACACAAAGCCGATGACCTTTTGGATCGGCTCAATCTCATCAAAAATTGGAGGTAATTTATTATGACTATTTCTGAACTGCGCGAGAAGCGCAATAAGGCATGGGAAGCCGCCAAGGCTTTCGTTGAAACAAAGCGGGATGCTGACGGTCTGATGTCCGCCGAGGATGCCGCTACCTACGCTCAGATGGAAAAGAAGGTGCAGGACTATAGCACCGAGATCGACCGTATGGAGCGCCAGGAGGCTATTGACCGCCAGATGAACGCCCCCACTTCCACCCCCATCACCACCAAGCCTTCCGCGGCAGCCCCCAAAGCTGATACTAAGACCGGCCGTGCAGCTGATACCTACAAGACTTCCTTCTGGAATCAGATGCGGAACAAGACCAGTGTCGAAGTTCGTAATGCTTTGAGTGTTGGTGTGGATGCTGACGGTGGCTACCTGGTGCCCGACACCTACGAAAAGAACCTGATCACCGCACTGAACGATGCGATGGTGGTTCGTAAGCTGGCACACACCTTTGTCACTTCCTGCGGTGTCCACAAGATCCCCGTTGTGACCTCTCATGGTACCGCCAACTGGGTGGAGGAAGCTGGTGAGATCCCCGAAACCACCGAGACCTTCGGCCAGCAGCACATTGGCGCTCACAAGCTGACTGCCCTCATCAAGATCTCCGAGGAGCTGCTCAACGACTCCGCATTTGATCTGGAGGGCTATTTCCAGAAGGAGTTCACCAAGCGTATCCTGAACGCCGAGGAGGTTGCCTTTATTACCGGCGATGGTAACGGCAAGCCTACCGGTCTGCTGGATGCTGATACCGGTGCCGAGGTCGGTGTGACCGCTGCTTCTGCTACCGAGATTACCGCTGATGACATCATCAATCTGTACTACAGCCTCCGCGCTCCTTACCGTAGCAAGGCAGTGTGGCTGCTGAACGACTCCACCATCAACGCCATTCGCCTACTGAAGGACAAAAACGGCCAGTACCTGTGGCAGCCCTCCCTCAAGGAAGGCACTCCCGATATGCTGTTGGGTCGTCCCGTTTACACTTCCACCGCATTCCCCACCATCGGTGCTGGTCAGAAGTCTGTTGCTTTCGGTGATTTGTCCTACTACTGGATCGGTGACCGTGAGGGCATCACTTTCCGCCGCCTGAACGAGCTGTACGCAGCCAAGGGTCAGGTCGGCTTCCTGGCTACCAAGCGTGTGGATGCCAAGCTGATCCTGCCCGAAGCAATCAAGGTCCTGCAAATGGCTACTGCCTAATAACAGGAGGTGGCGGTGATGAGTACCCTTCTGACAAAGGTCAAGCAAAACTTAATCCTGGAACACGAGGCTGACGATCCTCTGCTGGAGAGCTTTATCACTGCCGCCATTTCCTATGCGGAAAGCTATCAGCACATCCCGGAGGGTTACTATTCCGAGAATGCGATGCCGGCCACCACAGAGCAAGCCATTATTATGCTGTCGTCCCACTTTTATGAAAGCCGGGACGGCAGCACCGGTGGCTTCTTCGCAGACAATGTCCAAGCCGGACAGCAGGTCTGGAACACCGTAAATATGCTGCTCCGGCTGGACAGGAATTGGCAGGTGTAGCTATGAGCTTTGGGAGTATGAATACCTTTATCGACATCGTGGTTCTAAAAAAGAGCAAGGATGAGGAAGGTTTTGCAACCACGGTTTATGATGCGGTCGCTTCGGTACGGGCATACCGGGAAGGACGGCACGGTTCCCAAAGATGGGCAAACCTTGCCGCCTTTTCCGAAGCAACCGATCTGTTTCGTTTCCGTTCCATCCCAGGGGTAACCGTTACCACCGACCACGTTATTATGACGGGCGGTGAGACTTT